TTTTTACGGATTTATCGTATTTTACAAAATACACCGTAGTTGGTGATGAGAGACCAGATAACGTTGCTTTCAGAGCATATGGGTCTCAGTACTATGATTGGGTGGTTTTACTTTCCAACAATATTATCAATTTTCAGGATGAATGGCCTTTAACTCAAAAATCCTTTGAGAGTTACTTAGACACAAAATACGTCACTCAACAAAAGTTGTTTGAAGTCAACCATTACAGAACTATTGAGGTAAAAGACCTTTCAGGGTTTACTATCGTTCCTGAAGGTCTTGTCGTAAATAAGAATTTTTCCTTCACTTACCATGATACCAAGATTGGTGTCGAATTGACGAAAACTGGTATTACACAAGAATTCACCAATTATGATTATGAGGTCGCGAAGGAAGATGAGAAGAGAAATATATTTTTATTAAAACCAGAGTATATCAACATTATTGAAAGAAACTTGACTTCTTCAATGTTATACAAAAAAGGTAGTAGTCAATATATTGATAAAAAACTGATCAGGGGCGAGAATATTAGACTATTTCAGTGATTGAAAAAAGTAAAAGGGTCAAAAAAATGCCAGGATTTTTTGCGACCCTTTTTTGAAATCACGCGCGACTTTTGGTTTCAGGTCACATGTCAGCGAGTTTGCTGAAGTAACTCATAGCATCATCGTCTTCATCATTGGATGAGGAGGGAGTGATGTCAGGGTCGTTGAAACCTTTGTTGGATTCAACAATCTGTTGTTCCAGTTTCCTCAGAGCGTCTTCTTCACTCACACGTTTCTGTTCAACGGGAGCGTAGTTGTCGTACTCAGTCTCTTCTGCTTCAACAGCCTTGGCTTTCTTGTTACCAAGAACATAGTCAAGACGCTTCTTCAGATCTTCATAGGACTTGAATTGATCAGGAGCAACCAGTTCAGCCAGAGAATACTCTTTGTTCCAGATGGCTTCAAGAGCATCATCGTCGTCCAGAAGTGCAGAAGGTGCAGCGAACTCAGACTTATCGTAGTTCCAATAACCAGCAACCTTAGCCAGTTTCAGTTTGAAGTTAGCACCTGCCCAGAAATCAAACGGGTTGATAGGAGTCTCATCTTCGAACTCAGGTTGCATTGCATCCATGATCTTGTCGAAGATCTTCTTACCAAACTTATAGAGGAATACTTGACCTTCATTCTGAGGGTTAGCAGGATCCTTTACAACGTAGATGTTTGCGTAGAAGGACAGTTTACGTTTCTGCTTACGAACAGTCTCCTTGTCAGCGTCGTTACCACTGTTCCAGAGTTCACGGTTCAGTTCACCGATAGGATCTTGTTTACCAATGGTAGTCAGGGAGTTCTCGATGTACCAACCACCAGGACCTTGGAAGGCGTGGGAGAACATCTTCACCCAAGGGAGGTCTTCACCATTAGGTGCAGGAAGGAATCGGATGACGGCATAACCATTACCAGACTTGTCCATGACGGGTTTCCACAGACGTTCGTCTGCTCCTCCACCTTGACCCTTATTCTCTTTCTCTACCTGTTGAATAAGTTTCTGTGTCAGGTTCCCCAGAGAGGAGTTCTTTTTTAGATTTGAAAATGACATGTGTGTATGTATTAAATGTATTTGGCTTGTGTCCCAGATTTGGTTGGGGTAACTGGGGACCCCGTAATCATAACCCTATGGTCAGGGGTTGTCAAGGATGGTTTTCCTCATTTGATCAAGGACCTTGGTCATGTTTGAGAAGACATAGGTGATATCAACATCCTTTGGAAACCCTAAGGCAACTGCCTCTTGTAGAATTCTTTCTTTCATCTCCTTGGCTTCTGGATCATCAGAGAGTTTCAATCGTGTGTAAAGAACACGTTGTTTGTCCAGAAGATCTCCAAGTTTTTCTACATGTTTAATTTTTTCGGCCTTTCCCATTGTAGGGAACTCAAAAACTTTTTGGTAAATTTCTTGTTGGAGATCAGTAATTTCTTGCAACTCCTTTTGTACCATTTCGGATCTAAAGAAACTCATCAGACTCCAATTACCTCTTTAAGAATACGTTTGTATGAGAATACATCAATATGTATGAATGAACTATACTTATCGATTCTCATTGATAGGAACTCCCACACAGGATCTTTGAGTTTCTTGTCAAAGTTCTTCTTGAATCCAAGAATCCTATCCAGAATAATCAGTGTCTCTAGTGACACATTCTTTCCAAGATGTTCTTTGACAAGTATAGGGTGTCGGGTTCCATCAATCTCGAATACACTATCAAACTTCTTACCGTCAAACAAGTCACTCACTTCATTCTTGAAGACATAGGACATTGATTGATGTTTCCGTTTCCAATCAGAGTAATTACCCTCACCTTCCTTTGCGATCTGACCAATCCACAGAGACTGTGGGTCATCACAACTCACAAAGTTTGCCACGAAGTATTCAATCACTTCATGGTCATCTTTTTGTCGTGACAACTTCTCAAAGAAAAATCTATCCTTTCGTTTGTAGAACGACTGGATAGATGCACGGGACTTACCACAGTATTTGTGGTAATCATATGTCTTTTTAGTGAAGTGATTTTTCAGTCCAAGGTAGGACTTGTAGACATCGAAGGGTTGCACTTTGGGGATCATTGACGACGAATAATATTGAATGCAAAAGTAATTCTTTCTTTCCTAGACTTCTGTGGTTCCACATAGTGTTGAGTATCACTAGGGAAGATAATCATTGTACCATTAGTTCCCTCATATTTGGAATCATAATCAGGAAAATGTGTAGGATGATTATGATTCTTGTGGTAGATCACACCAGAGATGGTTCCTGCATGACCATGAACTGGATTTTCGTTTCCTTTATACGCATAGTTTGCCCAGATATCATAACCATCAAAGTGACCATCCCATTTCCGAAGAAGATAGTTTCTATGATTATCACCAAAAAGATGAGCACACAACCTCGTAGTGTATGCTAACCAATATGACTCTTCAATCAAACGAGGAGGAATACCACATTGATATGAATTATAGTTTTTATCCATACCATATCCTATGTTTTCATGTCCCTTGAGATAACCAAGAGGATGATCCTTGACTTTCCTACACTCACGTTCCCATACACCAATTTCTTTCACGATTGGTCTGGGTAGTTTAGTCACCAAAATAGGTGCACCTTCTACCAGAGGTTCAAATTGGAAGTTTTGCATGAGATGTTCTCTTCAAAAAGTTCAGTTCAATAGCTTCACACTTGATCTTCTCCTTCAGAGGTTTGGAGATCAGTTTGGGGACAGACTCTACATCAATGTTGTTTTTCTCACAGAAGAATACAATCGAATCAATATAACTCATTCCACTGTTATCAGAATGAATTTTCTCGATCTCTTCAGAGAACTTTCTTGGGCAGTAGAACTTACTCTCCAAGAGTTTATTGATATCTTGATCTTCAGGCATCTGATTGTAGTTTGAATTCAAGGAACTCTCGGATGTACTTAGTAAGGAGTCTAATATACTTAGCTTTATCATACTCTTCATAGACTTCACATTCTCCATCTTCACAGGTCATAATAATAACGAATTTTTTAACTGTCAAACCAGTCAACTCATACAACATACAAGCGTAAGCTGCACACTGTACAAAGTATCCCTCAATCCATTCTCGTTTCTTTGGTTTCTTGGATGTCTTGAAGTCGATGATAGCCAACTCGTTATTATACTCGGCTATACAATCTACGGTTCCAGCGATACCTAGGTATTCACTATATAGGGGTTTTTCTAAACCATGTATGTTATCTATGTTGTTTAGATCGGGTTTAGCAATCTTAAACAACATGTCAGAAAGAGGTTGAACCGTAGGGAGTTCCTCATTCTTGAGGTAATGTTCAATCAAAGTATGTGTATCAGTACCACGACTGGTGGACTGTTTGGTTACTTTGTTTGCCTCTTTATTACCAACCCTTTGCCGCCATTCTGCAAAGATCTGACGGTTATAGTGACTGATAATAGAAGTAATTGAAACTAACTTCTTACCAGAGGGAGTATCATAATACCTGACACCATTAACTTCTCTACGATCAAGAGTTGGGGTGTCAATTTCAACATGATTAAACATTAGAGACCTAGTTCATTCTTTGCAATGATGTATTCTTTCACCAATCCACTACGACAAATATCTTCGGGTTGGAATTCTATTGTATCAAAAGATGGCATATTATTCAAGATTTTCATGAAGTCAATGATACCATTTCGTTCTGCGGTCTTGACCAGGTCAGTCTGAGTTGCGTCACCACAGAACATCAACTTAGAATCTTCACCAACACGGGTGATCATAGAGTCCAGTTCGTGGAAGTTCAGGTTCTGGAATTCGTCAACGATAATGATTGCATTATCCAGGGTCGTACCACGAATGAAACTGGTGGACCAGAAAGAGATAGTCCCTTGAGTCTTCAGGTTACCGTACAACATTTCAAATGCCGCATCATCAGGCATTTCAAACATGTACTTCACCATATTTTTGTATGGGATCTGATAGAGCGAAGACTTATCTTCGTGGTCTCCAGGAAGGAAACCGATCTCGCGTGTAGCGACCAGAGACCTGACAATATAGATTTTTTCATAAGGTGTCTTCGGATCTAAAACATCTAGAAGAGCATTATACAAGGTAATAAAAGTCTTACCAGTACCAGCACAACCATATGCAACCAAGTTCTGATTCTTTTTATAGAGTTCAAAGAACTCTTCTTGATTCGGTGTCAAGGGTTCAATCTTCTTGATATAATCAAGATTGATTGGTTTCTTTCTTTTCATGACTCTATTACTCATACCAAATGGAACTGGATTAGTACTACCAATACCAGACTTACTCTTTCTAGGCATACGTTACTATTAATCGTAGTGTTTGAGGGTTGAACCAGGTTGCTTCTTAGCTGTGGAAATGATGTCCTTCCAACCTGGGTGTTTGGTGTAGAGCTTACTGAAGGGTTCACCCATCTCAAGACCCAACTTAGGGGCATTGTCTGGTGTGTAATACCTTTCCCAATCGGGATTATCTTCTCTCCACTGATCCCAGTCATGAATACTCATCACAACTTCTTTGGTCTCACCCGTTTCTTTGTTTTTAACAGGGTATGTTGCCATACTTCACCTCAATTGTGTTTATATTTATTAATACTCCAGAGCTTCTGAAATAGTGGGGAACTGTTCCTTGAATACTTCCTTACATGCCAAGGCAATATCCATGTGTTCTTTCTGTGTTCCGTTTGCAGATCGAAGATCAATGTAATGAATCCAACTGCGAACTGAACCACTCATGTAGATACGGGTGGGAGTTGCGAGAGGAAGTACAAAACGTGCACACTCTTTTGCGATATCCGAATCAAGCATATCTTGATACAACTTCATTCCCTCTTCAAAATGCTTTTGGATTTTGATCTGAAACTCTTGTCGAACAAACGGATCAATATCATCAATGGAATTTTGACGATTCTTGGTATCTTGACGACGGAGTTCTGGGAGGGGGATCTTCGTCGCGAGTAAGGAGGAATCAGCATACCGTTGTGAAAATTCTTGATATGTAAATGAACGGTGACGCAGGATTTGAGCCGCGATACCACGATTGGTTTCGATCTCCAGAGTCATGAATGCCTGTTCAAAGATACTCCAGTGTTGATGTTTAATACAATACTTCAACAGACCAGAGATCTTTTCGTTCTCCTGATTGTTTGGATTACTTACCCTTGCACAGTATGCCATGTGCTTCTCAGCATCAGGACTCACATTAACCAACTTTACTGACATTCTGTCTCCCCTTTGTTATAACGTTTACGGCACTTCTTCACTGCCCTGAGTTCTTCTTTGACCATTTGATATGCATCTTCGGCACTAATTCTACCACCAAGTTCCATGGCACAGATAACTTCTACCCTTGTACCAAAATGTTTGAGTGCCTCTTCAAAACAATCTAACTCTTCATACATTACATCTCATCTCCATAGAATACTTCATCATAGTCATCAACTGGAACGTTTGTGTATGTAGGTTCTTCTTCAATGACACTTTGAAGTTCCTCTGAGAACAACTCTTCCTTTAATGTTCCTAGAAGGAATTCCATTTTACAGATGGTTGCCCTCAGTCTTTCCTTATCCATAATAAGCTTCAAAGTATTTTGTAATTCCAGATGTATTGATGTTCCCCTGTGACACCCAGTCATGGGCACATTCAGAGATACTCTTCATACTATGAACTGGTTGTCCGTTTTCATCTAACTTAGAACCAAATGTTTTCAGAAGATAAGAGTAAACCTTCTCTCTAATCTCCATACGTTCATCACTGTATCGCCAGTCTTCCATAATAATTAGAACCACACTAACTATTATACACAAAAAAAGGGTGGAGGTCAATCCCCCACCCTTGAAAAATTAACTTAAGATCCTCCTACAGATTCGTTTACATGCGGCCTGATCTTCATCACATTCAATAAGACAATCATAATAGTCATTCAAAATATCCGATTCGTCAGATGTTCTGTCTAAACTATCAATCAGTCCATTTACGTCTTGTTTCCATCCTGCAAGTTGATTATAAGAAATAACATTATGCATGATGTCCTCCACGATTATGTTTACACCATAACGAAGTAAGTTGATTTTTTTCAGATCACTTTATCACCTCTCCAATTCTACCATATCTATACGACTTTTTGTATTTTAGTATACATTTGTTTCTTTTTTACATAAGCACAAAAAAAGAGAAGGTTTGTAACCTTCTCCATTAAGTAAGTTTGAGTGATATCACTTAGTGTAAGTTTTACCACGATAGCAGAATGTACCGTGAGTTTCCTTACTCTCTACACAACGAGTATCATACTCAACACCACGGTATGCAGTGTGAGTGATCTGAGCGTCGTGAAGTGCAGCAGCTTTGTTGATCTGCTTACGAATGAGGTTAAGTGTGTTCATGAGTTTACTCCTGAAATACTAGGGATTTACGCCCCGTTCCTTCAGTCGTTTGCGTCCCATGGACATTCAGAAGTATAGTCCTGAATGGTTTCAACCAATTCAACTTTCCACTCTGCTTTCAGATTTTCGTGGTCTATGATTCTAAAAATCACAGCCTCGGCATCTGAACAGGTGATAGATGAACTAAGTAGAAATTCAAACATGGGATGAACGCTCCGTTCCGCGACTTACTTGCGTCACCCGAAGGTGATGAACGACAGGTCTATTATAGACCTCATATATTATATATGTCAAGTGTATCTGATGATACACTTTTTGTATCACGATGAACTCTTTTTGTCCATCTTTCTAATCTGACCAAGATTAGACTTCTGTCCTTTCTTGATCTTCTTATACTCTTTGATCAGTCTGTCAACTTCATCATTAGAGATATTGACTTTGAGTTCTTTGTCTTCTTCTTTTTCAACAAACCCTAAACCAGTTTGTTCCATACTGAAAACCTGAGACTCTTTGTCATCAACATAATCATTGATGACTTCTTGAATCTCACCACGGATTAGGGAATCGATTTGTTTTCTCAGTTCTTCGTCGTTCATTTCTTAGGTGGGTTCCAAAGTTTAGGATTAGCTCGACCTTCTGTTTGAGTCATGTTTTTAAAATCACTACGGTAGTTATCGTAGTAGTGATCAAAGATGTCTACTTGTTTTGCAGCTGCAACAATATCAAACTTGGTAATACCAGATTGTTCATATTCGACCAAAAAGGAATTTGTCGGAAGAGATTTGTCATCTGCCTGTGATGGATCACAGTCTGTATAGATCTCTTTGATACCTTTTCCCATTAAGAACGGCCTCCCCATTGGATGTCTGTGTATGCTGACTCTACCACAGATTGGGTCACTTTGTACTTAGATTCAAGTTTCTTATCTTTGACCAGACAA